AGGTGGAGATCCACCAGCGAGTAAGAATGGCTGCTGCGAAGATGGGGCACAAGGGTGGAGGGCTCAAGCCAGAGCGTCTACAGTACATGAAAGATCTATGTATAGATTGCGCCGAGCGGGAATGCAATCTCTATAAAAGGCTTACCAAATTAGGTATTAAAGCCATTAACAAAGAAGAATGTTTCGCGAAACTAAGACGCGCAGAGATGGTCAAGAAATGGTAGTGTTGTTGCCAAAGTACTATCCATACCCGATTATGGGTATGGATATTTTAAGAAAATTTTATATGCGGCCATTTTTAGCTCTACCGATGATAGCACATGCCATTCTTTTACCTGCATTTCCAGTCTTAAGACTCTTAACACGTATTTTATTGTTGGGTGGGTCAATACCTCCTAGTCCTAGATCATCTTGCCCATGATGTATAACAACACTTCTTCCTATAATAGACTCGTCAATGTCTCCTTTCAATGTTATACGAGGATCATAGTAAGTATACTTAAACCTTCCGCTTTTATCTGAGCGAAGATTGTTAATCATGTCGCCAGCGTGACTAGGCATATCGTAGAAAATACTACCATGGGTTGTGCCTGTGGGATTCCAGTGAGCCCCGAGAGACACACATCCTTTTCTTTCATCTCCGTACTCATGTATGTGTATGGCATGCTTTTTATTGGGTTCAAAGTTACGAAGATTTATCTTCACATGAGTTCCTTTTGATTCTAAGCATTGGTGGAAAGTCACAGCACCTCGTACCCCTTTATCTAATGAAGTCCCGAATAGTGCTACCGCGTTCAAACAACTCATTTATAACTTTTGTAGATTTTAAATAAACTTGAAAAAACATACGAAAGCTATAGAATTCTCAGTGTAATTATGTCTTCAACTAAACAAGCAAAAAATATAAATAAATTCGTTATCTCTTTTTTAACGAGTATCGGTGCTGATACAAAACTCTGGACATCCAGCGCCAACATGAAAGAGTTCAGGAAACTATTCAAAACGAAGAAAGTCAAAGATAAAGATAAACCAAAAAGAGCGAAGTCTGCCTACCTGTACTTCTGCGACGAGAAAAGGTCTGATGTCAAATCCGAACTTGGGGAAGATACGAGTGCTACTATGGTTATGACAAAGCTAGGGCAAATGTGGAGAGACCTTAAAGAACAAGAAGATGTCGAAGAGTTATTGGGACCTTACCAGGAGCTAGCAGCTGCCGATAAGGAGCGATACAACAGAGAGATAGAGGCGTATATACCGCCAACTGTCGATGAGATCAATAAGAGAAGAAGACTCTCTAAAGACAAGAATAAACCAAAGAGGGTACGGTCCAAGTACATTTTTTTCTGCGTAGATCATAGAGCAGAAGCGATAAGCAACCTGGGTGGAGAGACGTCAAAAGCTACAGCTGTAACATCAGAACTAGGAAGAATGTGGAGAGAGTTCAAGATGTCTGCTAGCGAAAAGGATATGGAAAAATACGAACTGCTGCACGAAGAAGACAAGAAGCGATTCATTTCTGAAACCGACACCTACTTACCTCGCGAGAAAGCGAGTCCTAAAGCGAGTCCTAAAGCGAGTCCTAAAGCGAGTCCTAAAGCGAGTCCTAAAGCGAGTCCTAAAGCGAGTCCTAAAGCGAGTCCAGCATCAGCATACCGTCTTTATATCAAGACTACGCGTCCCAACGCTAAACAGGAATATCCGAATATTTCAGCAAGCCAACTCACTGCTATACTCGCAAAGAAATGGAGAGAAATGAGCGAAGAAGAAAAAAGAAATTGGCAAGCTTAAGTGTGATACGTTATTAAATAATTATACTCATTAGAGTATAATTATACTATATAGGAATTAGATTACGATAGCTCCATATATTAATCCAATGAGAATCATAACAAGTCCCGTAACCCACACGATGGGGAATGGTCTTTGCTACTATGTGAGAACACGCGGCTGTTAGACGTGTACCATCGGCTTGTAAAAATCTTGTCTCAAATGGATAGACCATTTGTTGGTTCCCATCTGCATCTAAATCGTCTTCATATTGCACATCCCCGTTCGAATCATAATCTATATTCGTCACTGTGTTTGTTATCTACTCATTCTAACCGCGCTTCTAATGCGGCCACCCGATCGGTCAGCGTTCGAACCAGCTCCTGCAGCGCCGCGACTTTTGTCTGTTCGGCTTGTTGGATGCGATCGATCTCTTGCGTCGCCGAGAAGTGCATGGCAAACAGCTTCTGCTTGTCCAACGTGTGAAAATCATGGACTTCCTTGCCATAGCAGAAGACGTGCGCGTATGAAGCATCGAACGTAAAGCTTCCATCCAAATTTGACACAACTTCTTTCATAATTTCACCTTCGCTTTTATTATTACTGACATAGAATTTATATTTCACACCGCCATCCTCATCTGGTATATCAGTTGAAGTCATTGTTTTTTCGTCCCAGATTGGACTAAGCACCTTCATTACATTTGGAATGTATCCTTTAATTTGTTGCACAGCTTCTGGGAGGTGATCTTTGACCTGTTGGGCTATGAATCCTATAGTTCGATTCGATGTTCTATATACTTCATCGACATAGTTGTACCAGCAACATTTAACATCTCTAACTACTTGCAGAGCCTTATCGTCATCTGATTCGACAATATTCTTCTTTATTCGCTCATCGCTTGCTCCGACGTACATTTGCGCGTAGATGAGGCCTTCGCCGATAATCGAAACAGTATAGTTATTGCTATTAAAATCGTAAGAACTCGAGCTAGATGATTCATGGCGAAGGTAAGCAACGCTGTTGTCCTCGATGCCACTATTGTTCAATGTTGGCGCAGTCAGGACCACGTCGAGTCCGGCGCGAGGAGTGAGGGTCCCAATGCCCACGCGACCATTGGTGATTACCGAAGTGCAGGTGACAGATCCTTCGATTTGTACGTTACCGCTTGTGTACTGCCGGAACGCATTGCTATTGGTCGACGGTCCGATATTTAGTGTGCCAGAAGAATCCTTCCATATGCGATGGCTGGTGCTGTTGCTGCTTGTCAACGTGATGCCATTACCGGATCCATTGCCATTCTGCCTGACCAAAAGCACTCCCGTGGAATTTACTCCAGTCCCGCCGTCGATCGTGGCCGCTGTGCAACGATGACGGCCGCTCGTGTCATACCATGCTTTCCACCCACTGCGATAGAACCCAAAATCGGAGCCATTCCGACCGATGAACCATTGACTGTAGTTACCCCGAGCATCACTGAACCAGATTCCTGGCTCATTCGTTCCGTCGTGATAGAGTTGGATTCTCGCCTCCACGATCATATTGACGGACCCGGACCCGGCAACCTCCAGTGGTGCTGATGGCGAGTCTGTTCCAATGCCAACGTTACCACCAAAATAAGCCTTTCTCGTAGCACCATCTAAGGAAAAGAGGTTCGTCCAACTATCGGTTTTAACACCGAACTCTTCCGTGTCGGGAATGTGAATGACTAAACCTTGTTTTCCAAATGCGCCTCTCGTCGATGAATGGAGACCCATGCCCAATAGAGTACTACCACCCCATCGTATACCGTACACCTGGTCGTCGGTATACGTGGTTTGTGTTCCTAATTGAAGACTAGGTAAGAAAGAGGCTCCAGATGGTAAAGACAGCTTACCCTCGATGCTGACATTTCCGCTAAGGTCCTGCTGAAACGCATTAGTATTGGACGCCGACCCGATATTCAGTACACCCGCCGCGTTTTTCCATATCCGGTGACTTGTGCTGTTGCTGCTGGTTATCGCAATGCCATTCCCATTCCCATCGCCGTCTTGCTTGACCACCAGCATTCCTGTCGTACTGCCTCCAACGCCGCCATCCACCGTGACGCGGTCGGTGAATGTTTTGACTCCGCTGAAAGTCTGGCTTCCGGTCGTGATGCCGACCTTAGCGTTGTTCGTGACGATATTGCTCGCCTGAGTGGTCGTGATGCCGACCTTGGCGTTGTTCGTGACGATATTGCTCGCCTGAGTGGTCGTGATACCGACCTTAGCGTTGTTCGTTGTGATATTGTTTGCCTGAGTGGTCGTGATGCCGACCTTAGCATTGTTCGTTGTGATATTGTTTGCCTGGGTGGTCGTGATACCGACCTTGGCGTTGTTCGTTGTGATATTGTTTGCCTGAGTGGTCGTGATGCCGACCTTAGCATTGTTCGTTGTGATATTGTTTGCCTGAGTGGTCGTGATGCCGACCTTAGCATTGTTCGTTGTGATATTGTTTGCCTGAGTGGTCGTGATACCCGGAAGACCAGTACTCGCTGCGGTGATACGTCCTTGCGCATCCACTGTGACACTAGCATTCGTGTAGCTTCCTGTTGCCCCTACAGACGGCATTATTAAAGCACCAACCCCTGAGACAGTCAGGCCTCCAGCCAAGGGAACTGATACAATGCCCGGAGTAGTGGTGGTTGCAATGCCAATGTTGTTTTGTACCGTGGTCCAATTAGTTGAATTACCTGATCCCGCTGATATGGTAACCTCGGCTATTAATAGATCTCCTACCTCAACCTGTTCAGTATAAAAATTTCCTGCTACAGTAACTGTGTAAGTGGATCCTTTATTGATAGCGGAACCTGGACCGGTGAGATCTGGTGTATTAGTTGCGGCGTTATAACCCCCTTCATATACCAAAGGCCCCCCGCTTATAACTGTATTGACGTAATTGGCAATTTGTGCTCCCGTTGCCAAATTAGGGCTACTGGTTGTGACTGCAGCAATGTTCGCGTTTACGGTAGGATTTGCTGGTGTTCCTCCGATAAGGATAGTATCCGGTGATGTTGTTGTCACGGATTCAACTCCAACACCAGGAGCAACACCTTCTTCTATTGATCTGATTCTCCCTTGGTTGTCTACTCGGATCTCAGGGTTCAAATAAATACCATCCGATGGTAGAGCAGGAAAATGGTCTATTACCACTGGGAGCGGAGAAGTTGTCTTCATATTAAATGTTTTATTGCCTAAACCACTCATTTATCTTAATATCGCAAAAAAGACTTTTAAATAAACTTTCATGGGGGAGTTAAAGAATAATTCTAATCATAAATATACTTTTATAAGTATATTTATTGCAAAAATACCCTTCGAAAAGATGGGCATTTAGTTTTTTCACTTCTTCTTATAAAAAATGTCAACAAAAGAGTTGAAGTTACAAATTGAACAATATCACAGCACGCTTCTGAAGGAACGCACAATAAAGAATCAGCTTGTGAAAAAATTAGAGGCTGTTCGTAAGGTTGTTAGCAGTTATCGACCGCGTAACAGATCGTCTCGTACCGCTTCTAAGGCTGCAGGCATCCCATTTGGACTCGGTACCCTTGCAGCCGCGGCCTTCATACCAACCAACAATGCTGGTGACGAACCAGAAAGTAAGGCTGAGCTGCTTTTGAAAGAAATAAAGTTAATATTAGGTTAATTGAAAGTATAATTAGGGATATCTTAGATTAAAGCCATCAAAAAAATAATAAATAAATGTCAACAAAAGATAGCAAATCTCAAGAAGAGGAAGTTCTTGTCAACGATGAACAAGAGAAGGACGACTTTTTTGAGGTCCAGGTACCAGATATCCTATTGGGAGACGAAACAGCTTCTAAACAGGACGAGGGTACAAATACTAATTGGTACAAAGTAAAAGGCTGGTACAACGAACTTGCTTTTTACTCCAAAGTATTCCAATTCTTTGTCGAAGAGATCAAGGAGACCGAGTCCAAATACGGATGGTGGATTATTGTGATCTCGACTGTAACTTCATTCGTCACAATGTTCACCGTAGATCCTTTCAAACTTACCGAACAGGACACTGTATACTATAATTGGGTTAAAAACCTAATTATCAGTGTGATGTCGGTCTGTACAACGCTTATCGCAGCCTGGGTCAAAAAGAAAGGATATGTGAAAAGAATCCAGGCTATTGATAAAAGAATAGGAAGATTAGAAAAGTTTATAGGAATTTTAGATTACCAATTTAGGTTAGTGCCACGGGAGAAGCGCCAAAACTACTTGGAGTTCATCACCAAGATGCGAGACGAACATAATGAGCTATCTATATATAGTAACCTAATAAGCCCATCTGAGTTCACCCGTACTATCTATATTATCACTAGATTTAATGCTCCTTTAATCAGTGGTTCATGGCCTTGGTATAACACGACTACTAAGAAACCCAGACCAGGGTTTGCCCGTAACATTATCAAGGCATATGAATCTCATTATAGTTACAAGGCATGGTGCACAAGCGCTTTATGCTGTACAGACGATAGTATCAAGAACAATCCTTTACTCTTCGTCGACAAGACTTAGCAATCATGCCTCTAAATATACCGATACGCTTTCTTATCTGACGTTCTACAGGAACATACGGATAACAGTCTCTTCTCGTTCTACGACTTCTTCTTATCATCTCTATACGGTCTAATTGGCACTTCTCTAATTGCATATAACCGTTGGCCAAAATTTTAGATAACCGATGTGATCTATCACTTTTCATTTCGAGCAAGAATTGCTCTTTCAAACTAGCCATTTTTATTGTGTAAAATAAAAATAAAAAATATATAGCTTAACAAAAAAATGACTACACAACCCATTGCAGGAAACCAGAGCTTTACTGGTATCACAAATGCTACCGCGCAACTATCTGTTCTGAACGTTGGAAGGATTACAGCAGCATCAATTGACGGAAAGCTCACCGAGTTTACTGTCACCGGTTATGCACCGTCTGACTTCGCAACAGCGGCAGACGGTGCCAAACTTAACTTGAATAAAGCTCCTGGGTTACCACAGGCGACAGCGACGACTGATCCTAACCTACTAAGAATCCCAAAGCGTGCAGCTTTGGTTTCGGCCTACGTCACTAATAACGGTACCACGATCACCTCTGGTGGTGGTGCAGTTTTGAAAGTGGGAGTTAGTACCAAGATAGTTTCAGACCCCGGCTTCTTCTTCATGCAAACGGCATTTGATAATGAATCTTTCGGCGCGTGTAATATTGGCTTTTTTGGGGGAAAGGCAGGAAGCATACCGACACCTACCACAGAAACGTTTGGAGCAGTTCAAGTTAACAACGCTGCCCTAACAGATGGTGACTTGAAAGTAACTCTTACTTTGATGGCTATACCATAAATCTAATGTTTCAACAAAGGTTTATGGGTTAAAATAAAAATAAAAAATATATAGCTTAATATAAAATGACTACACAACCCATTGCAGGAAACCAGAACTTCTCTGTTATCACAAATGCTGCTGCACAACTATCTGAGCTGAACGTTGGAAAGATTACAGCAGCATCAATTGATGGAAAATTCACCGAGTATACTGTCACCGGTTATGCCCCGACTGGCTTCGCATCAGCGGCAGTCGGTGCCAAACTTAACTTGAATAAAGCTCCTGGGTTACCACAGGCGTCAGCGCCGACCGATCCTAACCTACTAAGAATCCCAAAGCGTGTAAAGTTGGTTTCGACCTACACCACTAATAACGGTACCACGATCGTTGGCTCCGGTGCAACATTGGATGTGGGACTTAATGCCGCGCTAGCCACTTCGCCAGCCATAATTATTTATGCAACTTCACCTATTGCTAAATTTAACGATGGAGTATTGGCGTTGCAGCCCGCGACAAACCCCGTTGGAGATATAGGAACTACCACAGAAACGTTTGGAGCAGTTGAAGTTGCCGCCGCTGCCCTAACAGCTGGTGAGTTGAAAGTAACTATTACTTTGATGGATCTACCATAAATCTAATTATCTTTAATCCTCGAAAGGATTAAAGAAACACTAAGAGCAGCCTTCCAACAAAGGTTTATGGGTTAAAATAAAATAAAAATAAAAATAAAAAATATATAGCTTAATATAAAATGACTACACAACCCATTGCAGGAAACCAGAACTTTACTGGTATCACAAATGCTGCCGCGCAACTATCTGAGCTGAACGTTGGAAAGATTACAGCAGCATCAATTGATGGAAAACTCACCGAGTTTACTCTTGTTGGTTATGCCCCGACTGGCTTCGCATCAGCGGCCTCCGGTGCCAAACTTAACTTGAATAAAGCTCCTGGGTTACCACAGGCGTCAGACTTGACTGATGCTACCCTCCTAAGAATCCCAAAGCGTGTAAAGGTGGTTTCGGTCTACGCCACTAATAACGGTACCACGATCGTTGGCTCCGGTGCAGTTTTGGATGTGGGACTTAACGCCGCGCTAGCCACTTCGCCATCCCCGCTTTCACTTACTGGTACACCTATTGCTTCATGTAATATTGGCGTATTGGGGATGACCGGGGCTGGTGGAACGGGAGATGCAGGAACTACCACAGTAACGTTTGGAGCAGTTGAAGTTAAAGCCGCTGCCCTAACAGCTGGTGACTTGAAAGTAACTCTTACTTTGATGGCTCTACCATAAATCTAATTATCTTTAATCCTTTCGAGGATTAAAGAAACAATAAGAGCAGCCTTATATGAGTGGAGGTAATCTTTCAGCTCTTGAATAATTAACAAAGGTTGGTAAAGCGTGTGGATTACCGTATATAGAAGTATCTGTTAACCATAAAGTATCGTGTTCTATACAACTAAGAGCCTGTGATAGAGAAGGATATAGTATCTGATGGTGTACCCGCTTAAATCTATGAGCTTTAAGATAAGCCACGTTCATAACAATATTATTGATGATTTCAAATGGAATATTTGACATTATACGCAAAAGGACTCATAATTAAGCAATATTAATCAATGCCAAATTTTAATGAAAATTATGTCTATCGTTGAGTGTATTCAAAACCTTGTAATGCCAAGCTGCAAAGTTATTCTGATCTTGCTCTAAATCAGTTATCATTGAATCGATCGTTCTAGAAATCTCATCAGAATGCGAAGGTACCATATCTTTACTGACCAATGAAGGCGTACTTTCCACAGTACAACAACAACCCATTTATCTGAGGAAAATGAAATTTTAAATTAATACTGATGAACAAAAAACAAACGTGATGGTGCTCATGTTCCGCCAGTGAGTTTAATTATAGTCTATACGGGTATAATCTTGAATAAAAATGCCTGTAGTAACGTCTGAAGATATTGAAACCCTACTTGATGAGTGGTGGAATGCCAAAGAAGAAATAAGTCTGTTGAAAACAAAGATAGAGAAATATAAGAAATTAGCTACTAAAATTATGAAGAAGAGAGATGTAAATTCTCTAGCTAGTTTCAGCCTGCAACTGAGAAGAAAAACACAAAAGACGAGTCGTATGCTCAAGGGGAATGTACCTACCCCTGTATGGGATCAATACGCTGTGAGAACATCTCATAAAGCATTCTATCTTACGAGGAGAACGATCTAACCAATACATGTGAACAATACTTTATTAAAATTTGAATTTATAGTCCCTTTAATACGAATATAAACGAAGATGCATAAAATCAATGTAAAAATGATGTCGCATGATAAGGTGTTAAAAATTCTCGGACTGATTGAGGAAAAAAATCATGTAGAAACATCTCCGCCACCTCCTTGTAAACTTTATAGGACATACAAAGCTACATGCCCCGCGTGCTGCGGATTCAGTTCGACTATAATGAAGTATGAACGGTACTCAGTATGCCTAAGTTGCAAAATGAAGATCGGGAAACAAGCTCTGAATAACAAGGTTAAACGCTCAATCCGACTAAGAACACGAAATATGAAAAGAATCAAAAAAATTTTAGACCCTGCGGGAATAGGAAATCTACCTTTAATACAAGAGAAAATAAGTGATTATCTTGTATATTAAAGAAATAGTCTTATTATAAAAAATGTTAACTCGTTTATTCTTTAGAACTATTAAGGCTGGGTCTGAGAATCGCATCGTTAAGTGCCCTTTTCCTTATCCCTGTCGATGCACACTCACGTGTAAAGGTAAACTCAAACGAAAAGCTAATAATATTAAAAGAAATCCTCGGTTTGACCCAAGAGAACCTTTACATTATCTGTTTCACACAAAGTAATTAATTTTTTTCCTAGCAAGTTTAAAATTTAATACATGGTCTATGTATTAAAATATATACAGGGCGGATCGTCTTTATAGAATTGGAGGGTTGCACATTTCGTTTTGCCATAGAGCATTAGACATAGGGGTTCTCTGGAAATGCAGTGGCATTCCGTTAAATTTACCAACTCCGTATGGGTTGCCAGGGAGCGGCTCTCCTTTGAGGTTCTTACCTGGAGGGATCATCCCGTCTGCTGTTCCGCAGGCCCCGTTCATGCAAGTGTAATTGGATATTGCTTTTCTGCCCTCTGGCGTACTCCAGAGTTTCTTACAATACTCATGATTGGGTCCGCTCTGAGTGAGATAGGGACCCATTGAACATGCCTTCTCTGGGGTAATTGTAAGCAATCCTTGGGCATGTGGACCGGGGGTTATGGTGAACTTATCCTTCAACTGTATAAAAATGATCACTACAACAACTGCTGCAAGTAGACCTAAGGCAACAATCCATGGTAGGATCTCTTCTTTCTTAAACTTCTTAGCCATTTATTAGTATTAAAGGAAAAATACTTTTTTATAAAATGGATGATCTAGAAGAGAAAACTAATAATGAGAACAAGGGTGAATGGAACTCTAAACTGGAGGAAGCAGTGCAAGCTATAGGCCAAGCTGCACAAGGGTATAAACATATGCATATATGGCAAGCGCAGAGAGCTACTAGCAGACATAAATATTTAATGGGTAGCGGCATAGTGATAGGACCGCTTGCTAGTGTATTACAAAGCATTGGTCTAGCTCTTAATATGGAAACAGACCCTGTAATATCAGTATTTGTGATACTGTTTGGATTTATTTCAGGGATCATAGTTGCGACCGTCAAATTTGGTAAATACGATGAGGTAAGTAATTCTAATAAGTCTGCAGCTGCAAAATATACAAGTATTGAGGCTAATGTGAGAAGGCAGTTAGGGTTGTATCGAAAGGATCGTATGCCTGCTATCGCTTATATGGATTGGTTGGAGACGAAATACGAGGGGATAATGATGTCGGCCCCTCTTTTAACAGCTAGCGTATTCAATAGATACTCTAAACACGCCGAGGCTACAGGGCTTCCTGTCCCGGAACAGTATGATCATATGATCACAATCACGGAGGAATACACGTCTACATCTACGCAAGTTAAGGAAATATCAAATGAAGTTCCGATTCAAGTTAATATAACAGATGACATGGAAGGTTCCAAAAAGAACCATATTAAAAGGTCTAATACCATGGTTAAGATTCCTGAAATAAATTGCGCGAGTGACAAAATATTGGCGTACGAACTAAATCGTTTAATGAGTATAAGATAATTTCGTGACAAATATAAAAGATGTCTATTAACGTTATTAAATTCTTATCCGGGTTTGTAAATCGTACCGAAGACATTAATGAATTACTGAATCTTTTTTTGGTAGCTACTAAATCTGAAGGAGCAATGCTATTTGTACGAGATGACAATACAAATTACTATAAGTGTGTGGCCAACAGTACTAGTGATATAAATGTGGACCTTACGATACCGACAGAGTCCGTTACAATAACAATAGGAGCCGGAGAAGAGATTTCAACTGATTATAACATCAAAAATAGCATGAGTATACCAATCAAAAACTTGGAGGAGCAGCTAGGATTATTGTTCCTGTTCAACAGAGAAGAAGGTTATCAGGAAGAATTACTGACTGAGTTAACACCGCTACTGGGTGTTACCCAGCTCATAACTAAAAGTCTGCGTAATAAAATGATGAAGGCTCACGAGTGTAAGGACTTATTTATGGCCAATATGAGTCATGAAATTCGCACACCTTTAAATGGAATAATAGGTTATAACCAGTTGCTGCTCCAAACCAAGTTAACTGTTACACAGAAGAATTTTCTGTCGAGTATGCGTCATTGCTCCATTCAGCTTATGCAAATTATTAACGATATACTAGATTTTTTTAAGCTTTCATCCGGAACAATGAATAAAGATTCTGAGTCATTTCGGGCATCGGATATCGTACAATCTGTAACTGACGCTCTCGGCCAGTCTCTGATGAGCAAAAAACAGACTTTTAAGTATAATATTAAAGACAATATACCAAAGTTTTTGGTCATGGATAAACAAAAGTTAATACAAATTGTGATGAACCTAGTTTCTAATGCCCACAAGTTTACTCCGATATCAGGTTCTATAAATTTGCAGATTTCGTCTCCGGTCTCGAATCTTCTGGAAATACAAGTCTCCGATAACGGAGTCGGTATTGCCAAGGAGAATCAGAGAAAAATCTTTCGCGCCTTCGAGCAGGTCCAGGCTGGCTCTTCCCGTATTGGTACGGGATTAGGCTTAGCCATCTGTAAGAAGCTTAGTAACTTCATGGGGGGAGATGTTTCCGTAGAAAGTACTTTAGGTAAAGGTTCTACTTTTACGGTCACGGTTATGTTCAATGATTACGAGGACTTTGAACAGGAAACTAAGAAGGATATCTACATGCTTAAGGGTAAGAAGATACTTGTTGTCGATGACAACACCGACAATCGTATCTTGTTAGGAGAACTCCTGTTTGACTGGGAAATGGAACCTATAGTTTGTGCATCGGCAATGGAGGCGTTGCGAATGGTACAGGCAAAGAGAAGCGATGGCTCTCCTCGATACCAATTCGAATTAGGATTAATAGACATATGTATGCCTGGTACAAGTGGTATAGAGTTAGCGAGGCAGATTAAACAGGAGTTACCATTGTTACCGCTAATTGCGCTATCATCGGTAGACTCCTTTGTACTGACGAAAGACTTCTCTTGTAAGATGGACAAACCTATTGACAAAGTTCAACTCGTCAATCATATGTGTCGAATTATAAGAAATGTAGAGAATCCACCAGCGCTTATCGGCTCTAAAGAAATTGGAAAAAGACCTTGTCCATCATCCTGTTCTTCAAAATTTAATAAAGATGTAAAGATTTTGATAGCTGAGGACGTCCCCTATAACAGTAACCTGTTGGTAACAATGCTAGAAACTCAAGGTTACTGGAATATCACCACAGCTTGTAACGGCGCAGAAGCTATCGACAAACTGTCTAATGCTCATAAAAATGGTAAAAACTTTGAAATCATTCTACTCGATCTACGCATGCCTGTCAAGAACGGATACGATGTTATAACAGAACATAGGCGACAAGGCTGGACTTTACCGAAAATCGTTGTTGTCACCGCATCTATAATGGAGTTCGACAGGCAGAAATGTAAAAAAGCTGGTGTGCGATACTTTTTGAATAAACCTATAGAAATGTCACAACTTAGCGAAGTAATGTTATATGTAAGCACGAGAATATAAAAGAGAGTTTAAAAAGGAATCTTACATCATTAATTGTAAAGATGAGTGCTTACTTATATAAGAACTTGATAATTATTGATAGAAATTGTAAGGACGATAAAATTAAAAGACTGCTGGCCCTAAAAGGTTGGGGTTTTCCTGTCCCGAAACCGTTCGAGTATCGAAGTTCTACAGATAAAGTAGTTCTCTGTTATTCTACCTTAGTTACTAAAGAAAAAGGAGAACAAGCTGGTATACCTTTACCTTATAACGTAGAGAGTTTACAACAAGAAGGGGCAATTCACCTCCTTTGTGACGATATGAATATTAAAGTCTCTGGATGCCTTTTCCCAGTCATGGCTCACGCTGCTAAACATCTGGGTGTATTAAAATCTTATCTAGAACACAGTATATCCAAATCTCCACCCGAAACTGTTCTTACGTTGCATTGGTCTCCGCATCTTGTTAATACCAGCACCAGGACTATATTGACCCAATCTGGTCTTTTGACAGATGTTGCCAATCTCTTACATAAGATTAGAAAACCCCCTCCTTCTTCTTCCTTAGGTGCGACTTTTGGGTTCGGCGGAGTACAATCAACACTTAACTCAGGCTTCTCCACACCTTCTACATCTTTTAATTCAGGTTTCACCCAATCATCCGCCAGTAATTTGGGTTCTATGTCGTCATCGTTCCTTTCTGGACCTTTTTGGAAGTAGAACTAATAGTAAGTCATTATTATTATATAATAATAATGAGTTTATCAAACTGGTCGCAAGTAATAAGACCCATGTTTTAGGCTTGGTGAGGTCCTGCCTTATGAGAACACGCAGCTGAACAGGCATGAAGGTTTGAGTACCTAGCACCATCTGATCCTTTACCAGGAGCACGATGATCCGCGTGACACCCGATACCAGGAGAACACATAAAAGACCCAGGTTTTAGCTTTGGGTGATGCTGACTTTCATTGCACGTTGAACACCAATACTGTTGAAGGTGTTTGTCGTATGCGGTACGAAAACCAAAAGAAGAATGAGACATTTATCTAAGAGTAACATAATTAATTTTTTATGTACACCGTCTTCATGAGAGATACACATTCTCCTTTCTTCCCGACTTGTTTAGATAAATTGCGAATACCGGAAAAAATATCGGAAACGTTCTTGTGATGGAAATCGCCCATGATCGAGATGATCTCATCTACATCTGATCGGTGGAACATCTTGACAAGCATATACCAGTCTGTAACTCGCGTCCAAAAGTGTTTTAGTCGTTCTAAAATCTCTAATCTTTTTTCTACCAATCCTTTCTTCTTTCCTTCCTTCTCTCTATCAAATAACCGTAAGTTTTGTGGCTTGAATTTCTTTTTATGACCACGACCACTGATAACATTCACTTCTATAAAGGCCGTATCTATAAATTTGTCATCCTTTATAAATTCTTCCTCGAATTCGTTACCCAAACCGATAAACGATCCTATTTTCCCTTTATACCGACCTTTACTGATCATGACAGGCGTGTCGCCCCATTCCTTCTTAATAGTTTCAATAATTCTATTTATGATAGAGTCTAGATTCGCTGGTAAAGTTTCAGTGAGAAATTTAAACGCGCTAGGGTCGTACGCTTGTTTTTTGACCTCGCGTAAAGTTTTCATCTTAGCTGCGGAGAACGGCTTGACATAAAACTCAATTACTTGGTCTTTTGAGAACAATTGAACGATATTGTCGTAATGATACAAGATTTCACGGTAACTAGTTTTCAACCAAACGTTCCTCATGTCGTACCCAATGATCCTACTGTCTTTCTTAGCCTTCTTAAGGATCTTTAGAATTGGAACCGAGTTCGGCCATGAAGAAGAATCAGAGATATCTGCCTGGTCGATTTCCAACAGAATTTGCGCTCTAGAATTATTATTTAAAGTTCGCAACGCATATTCTGTAACTGAGATAGCAGGGTTGTCCTTTTCGCACTTAAACTCGTAGGTGTGTTGTTCCCCAATAAGAGTGATTAACCTGAAAGAACGTCCTATCGGAAGAGCGTACTGAGAGAAAGACATAGCGCTTTGCAGCTTAGTATCTGTCTCAACAAAAAGTATATGTTTTTTTATGAACTCGTCCGCCATTTATTTATATCTGTAAATAAATGTTAAATTAGTTTATTTAAGTAGTTTATCCAAATTCTCTTGGACACTCTTAATGTTACCACCTGTCACTGTGAATTCCGGATGATTCTTTCCTTCCAGATAAAAGTGGAAGCATGGTACTCCTCGTACTGTGGGAGTACCACCAAACTGGTCCTCTACGTTTTCTTTCGCGAAAACGACTTGAGCAGGATACATATTCTGATACTTTTGTGCTAGTTGGGCAAATAGGGGTGCCACGGACTTACACGGACCACACCAGTCGGTATAATTATCAATAACTACGATACGATGATTACCAATATAATGCTGGCGGTGATCTCTACTAGTGATACGTGGTACTTCTGCCATAGACTCGGGTGTTGGAGCCTTGGGATCTTTGCCCAAGGAACTGTATGAAGCGTAAGACATTTTTCTTTATAAAAACTGGTCTTTATAACGTTTTCAATTCCAAATTTGAAGTCTAACGATAACTCTGAAGTAAAAAATGAAGAATGACACGTCTACTCACCGAAGAGGAAATTGAAAATATACTGAGCTTTATTAAACCTCAGCCGGCTGTGCCACTGGACACGGCCATGTCAGTCGTAAATATGAACAAGTCTAGGCTACGAAAACAGCTCCAGATCCAAAAAATATATCCTGTTATGATACCAATGTTACGCGATCAGATCGAGAAATCTTACCGCAGCAGCATGATTCAAGCAGGAGAAAGCGTTGGAGTTATATGCGCGCAAAGTATCGGGGAGAAACAGACTCAGACAACGCTTAACTCACTAGATTGGGAAGACCGTATAATGTATACCAGAGACTCCCATGCTGTGATACAACCCATTGGACAGATGATCGACGATATGCTCACAGAGCACCCGACAAAAATACAGCATATTCCTAAAAACAGGACAGAATACCTAGAAATCCAGGAAGGGAAATACGCAATTCCAGCCACTGACGCCAATGGCATCGTCAAATGGTACAAGATTGAAGCCGTAACTAGACATTTACCTGTTGGAAAACTAGTCAAAATTACAACCCAAAGCGGGAGAACTGCAACCGCCACACAATCCAAGTCCTTTCTTGTATGGAATGGTTACAGATTCATCGACACATTGGGATCTGAGATCAAAGTTGGTGATATTGTACCCACCACTGCAACTCTAGCAAAACCAGACATCGAACACACTCATTTCGACATGGAAACCATTTTCCCCAAAAGCGAATACCTTTACACCACCGAACTACACAAGATTCTGCGATACAAGAAAGAAGGTAGAAAGTATTGTGGTAAAATATCTTTTAAGGAACACAACGGTGTCGAGTTTACCGTGCCTTATAACCGATACGATACGATGATGGGGAAGAGAAAAAAGTTCTTCGAGACGGTCCCAGAAGGGTTCATCTACATACATCGGTCCAAGGAATTCGTATCGCATATACCTGACAAGATTCCCCTTGACAACGACTTTGGGTTCTTCATCGGCTTGTATCTCGCAGACGGATGGTGCACACTAACGTTCGTAGGTATCAGCAACAAGGACAAGACAATTAGAAAACGCATCACTGACTTTTGCGACAGATACGGAGTCACATACCACTTGGTTGTGTCAAATGCCAAAAATGTTAGGCACGGCACTTCTGAAGACCTGAAGATCCACTCTGTTCTTTTGGCCAGACTATTCAAGAGAATCTGCAATACGGGTTCTGCCAATAAGCGAGTACCAGAGTTCGCTTACACAGCTCCGGACGAGTTTACCAAAGGCCTCATCGACGGATACTTCTCGGGTGATGGCTGTGTAGATAAGAAAGATGGGTCCATTACTTCATCTTCTGTATCCGAGGGATTAACAATTGGAATATCTTCTATATTGTCTCGCTTCGGAATATTTGGTAAGTTGGGTTCGATACAGCCAAAGAAGAATAACGTGGGAAGTAAAAACATCAAAAGAATTTATACCCTGAACATTAGGAATGGATACGCGCAACAGTTTGCCAGAGAGATCACACTGACAGAAAGTTGTAAACAGGATAAACTACAAAATATTACTCTAAAGAAGACATATAGATATATTAAGGGTCGTTCACAAGAAAACTTCCCTTCTGATCGTGACGTTTACTTTGACGAAGTGGTGTCGGTGGAAATGGTAGATGGAACTACAGAGTTTGTGTACGATCTAACGGTGGAGGGTCCGAGGAACTTTCAGCTGTGGAATGGGCTTCAACTTAGGGACACTTTCCATAGAGCAGGGATGTCAGAGAAGACAATGACTTCTGGTGTTCCGCGGTTCCAAGAGCTGATCAACGCGACGAAGAAGCCTAAAATTGTCAATCATCGCATATACTTCAATACTAAGCATGAGACATTGAAAGACCTACGCGATACGGTACGCGATCATATTGTAGGTCTAACTTTCAAAGATATATCTACATCTATTAGAATTGAGCTAGATAAAAAGGAAGAAAGTTGGTACAAAGCTTATGCACTGCTTTATAACAAAGATTTTCTGGATTATGAACATTGTATATCCATTCAGTTGAATATGGACAAAATTTTTGCGTTCAAAATTTCTCTCACGAAGCTTGTTGATTTCATTCACGATGAATTTGACGATTTACATTGTGTGATTTCTCCCCCTGACAAAGGGCAAATGGATATCTTTATCGACTGTGATAATATAGAGCTACCAGACGAGAGGATCTTGTTTGTTGACCCCATTAACATGATCGAGATATATCTAGAAGAATGTGTACAACCCGTTCTGGAAAAATTAAACTTATGTGGTATCCCAGGTATTGATGAAGTATTTTACATACGAGATAAAGATGAATGGATTTCGGAGACAACTGGGACAAATTCTCGATTGATTAATACTAACTTTATTAACTACAAATCGCTGTTAGCGCTTGATATTGTAGATGAGAAACGCACCATCTCCAATAATGTCTGGGATATATACGAGGTCTTGGGTATTGAAGCAGCACGACAGTTCCTGATCGAGGAGTTCCTGAGTATCCTCGATGGAATAAATACTTGCCATCCTTGTCTACTTGTGGACCGTATGACTCATTTGGGAAGTATTGCTTCTATCACTCGGTACACAATGAAGAAGGACAAGGGCGGGCCTTTTTCAAGAGCCTCTTTCGAGGAAACTATGGACAACTTCCTAAATGCCGCATCAAGAGGCGAGATTGAACCAACGAAGGGTGTATCGGCATCTATCATCTGCGGAAAGCGTGCAGAAATTGGTACCGGGATGATAGGTATACGAGTAGACCTTGAGAATCTACCTAAAGGTCCAGACATATTGCCTATGGAAAAACTTTCACTTGAAGAGGACTCAAAACTAGACCTTCCACCTGTTATGATTGAAATCTAAATATCCTATCAAAAAAAACCAGATGAGATCTATCAAAAGACGTATAGAGCTTTGTCTAATACTTAACAAGTATTAGAATCTAAGTATTACCGGAGATTGTACAATCTCTCAACACGACATTTTTTACATTGGGGTTGCATTTACTTTTCATACATTTTTCCTGTTCATCATAACACTTCTTCCCGAAAGGATGACGCATGCAGGTCTTGCAGGCCGACTGACACGCTAGACACTCTTTATTCTTACGAGACGCTGCTAGGTCTGCATAATTAGCATTGGCCATCTGCCCAGGGTCCGCTAAACCCATAAACAGTCGACCATCTATGGGAGGAGCCCAAAAATCTTGCGAATTATGATAAGCCAATAGAATTACCCCCAGTCCAACGAACATGAGCACTAAACCTCCGACGACTAACGTGCCATTTCGGTGATGTTCTCCAAATCCTAGAATAGCTAATCCTAAGAGTAAGAGGGAAGCAGTAGCAACATAATAAGGTATCATTTTTTTACTGTTTGCCATATGTTTATTATCGTACAATATTAAATCTTTGATTTAATACTTTTTTTAACTATGCTGATGTTTACATGGGAACGGTAGCTACTACAGAGTAGGCGAAATCTAGTATAGTTCCGGCAGCTATAGAGTCTGGGGAGCCTTTGGCTCGTAATATAAAGCCAGTCTCCGTTCCAGTACAATAAAAACTTTCAATAACTGATTGCGTTCCCACCCCGCCTGCGGCTGCACTTGCGGGAGTAATCATAACCTGTACGCTCGAACCCGATGGAAAAGGCTTGTTAAAGGTGAGAGTCGTGACATATGGCGCCGAGGGATTAGACCCAGCTACTTGAGTCACTCGAATAATACCTGACGTATCCGTTGCCGGACCAACGAAAGAAATCGTATCACCTACATTCCATCCTGATGTTAGAGAAACAACGGGGGCAGTCTTCTGTGATTTTATTATATGTCCGTTACTATCAAGGTCGGTAGCAGCGCTGCTACTACTAACTGCTAGAGAATTGACTGCTGTAGCACCACTTTGAAGTTCTGCTACATCGAGTGAGGGGAGTTGAGAAGCCTGATCTACAACTTGAGTGAAAAACTGGTTTCCTGCAATAGGTTGTGTTGTCATTTATATTTAAGTAAGTCTTTTTTTTTTCTTAGAAACTGACTTATACGAGAGCATTACCTAGATCAAAATGATAGTACTTAATACAAAGCTTTGGAAAGACCACCATATTATAAAGGTATCTGGTTCATCCCAGTTTGATTGGAAGAAACCAGATTCTTCCTTAATTACTCAGTGCGCTCTGGACCAAATCAAGAGCTATTTATTGGAAGCAATTAAAAATGGTAATAAGATGATTCTAATCGTGGATCTCTCTAAAGTCAGTTTTCCTCCGTGGATGCAAGTCTTGAATATAGCAAGATTTTTCGTATCTCTTAAATCTTTAATAGTCGAAGGTCTAGATTTCTCTATTATCTATACGGCGACTGAAGAACAAAAGACTTGGATTAAACGAATCTTGATGATATATACTCCATCCAGACCAGTTCATCTTGTAGAGACTAAGGACGAGATTAGACGAAAAATAAAAAAAGAGCGTCGTTAGGTCCTGACTTTTTGGTATACCATAATTCCCATAATAATTACTATAAATAACACCAGAATAGCAACTACAACTATATATAATTGTTTGGTTTGATTCTCGATTATACGTTTTTCTTTCACATCATCCATCTTAATACTTATCGTCTGTCTTTTTCTTGGCGTAGAATCTCGACCTGCTATGAACGTTGCCCATTTCGGTAGATCTTCCAAAAATACTGGTCGCTGAAAGTTTAGCCAGGGCCTGGTTATCATTACTCTTCTAGTGTATCCTGTTATCGGGTCTATACCACCTGCGGTACTTAACACATCATCAGAAATTTTGTCTCTATTACCACGAAAAGTATCAACGCCTTCCATAGTTTTATCATGGTCTGTGATATGCTGGGACGGAGAAAGGTTATCCTTGAGTGGATCAGGTATAATATCAGGAGACGAAGAAGAACGCGCGTCTCCTAATAAATAACCTGTTGGGTAAAAAAAGTCTGGTAAAACACACATGACATTTTCTTCTATCCCACAATTATTCTCCCCTCGAACCATTTTAAAGTATCCTTTATCTCCCCAGGCTGGCCCCCAACTGTTTCTTATAATCCAGTACTTTTCCCCTTTTTCTTCACCCCATCCCAGAATTATGATAGCATGACCACCAACTTGCGGACCTTTCCCATTCCATTTGTAGATATCCCGCGCTGCATCAAATTTGTAGAAATCTGGGTATACTCTCATACCGGTCGCTACAGGTCCCCATCTCCAGATCTCTCTCCTAATTTGTAGTTCTCCTTGATCTTGTTTTCCGTAAAGACTATAAAAACGATAAGCACGAAAGAATCGTGCTGGTTTACCAAGCTCTTCTCCTGTAGCAACTTCGATATGAGATCCTACACACATGTCTCCAACCGGACCAGCAACGGTAGTACACAATGGCAGCTGGGTGCTAGCCGGGGAGTCTCGATTAAAAGAGGAGATTTTCTGGAAGTCTCCAATTTCCAGGTTCAGGATTTTATCATATGGAACACAATCTTCTGTACAGGTTCCTATCTCATACAAGTATCGACACGCGTCTAACAGTGAGTTTCCGTAACATCCTGTTTTATCGACCTCTTCATCTTCTGATATTAGAATTTTACTTGTGGTACCTGATTCTTCAGGATGGTCAATTTCTAACTCTTTCCCGCCCAAGTCACACAATATAAGTTTAGTCTGAGATAATGCTATATTCATCAAGCCTCTGGACTGAATATTAAATCTCTGAGCCAACATAGTAGTAGATGCAAAGGCCCAGCAACTACCACAACCGCCTTGATTTTTCACTTTTCCAAGCAAACCTTCCCAAGTAACTCTCCCATCAAAAGACTCTGGTACTCTATTTACAGGATCGGGTTCCTCAAAATTCCATAACCTATTCACATTTATATATGACGTCTTAATCTCCTTGCTGCTATCTGCTAGAAGCGTTTTGGTAGGTCTAGAAGTAATTTTAGCTTGTAAACTTGAACTAAGCTTCTTGAATGCTGTTAATTGATCGTTCATTTTATTGAGATACAAGATCTTATTAAATGGCAGAATATAAATATTTTCCATACTAAATGACCAGAAGAAAACAAAGTACAGGAGAATCTTTATATTCAGGTACGGCAAGTTTTGGAAGGGCGATGGCAGTTGTTGGGGTAGTATTCTCTATGATTGCTGCTTTAATCATGGTTCCTTTAGGGATCTACTTTATTGCACACAAGACAAAGCTTACTTCGCAGGAACGGGGGACTGTCGTTGGAGCTAATAATTGTGGGCCCGCCACAATAGATAACAATAAAATAGTGTATGACTGTACATTTACTGTGGAATACAAGGTAGAAAACAAGCCTTATACGATCAAAGCCACCACTAGTGGACCAGTGCAATATACCAGAGGAAACAGGGTCACCGTCTATTACGAACCTAATAATCCAAGTAACGGCTCTATCAACTCAGATAACACACACCTTGCGGGTATTGTCTTGTTGGTTCTTGGTGTTATCATACCAACTTTTGCATGGATATGGTTGTATTTTGCGAGAAAATACAAAGCCGTGGCGGCAGCAGGAGGCGTAGCAGCGGGCCTAGATATTTTAAGCGGAGGAAGATACGGATCGATACTATAATTGTGTATTAAAGTTTTCTATCCTTCAATAGAGATAAGAATGAATCAACAAATTCGTCGATATGAATATAATAGAATTACAGATGAAATCAGGAATATAGATATCGTTATTAAAACGACGGAGGCTTCTGCGAGTAGATTGCGCTCCCAAACAGGGAGTGCCTTTATTGTAGCTCAGCTTTCCAAGATTAAAAAGGCGAATATTGATCGTAGAAAGAGGAAAGATGAATTATCGAAGAGACTTGAACAGTTACATTCGGGATTGTTAGATAATGAACTTATAATCGAGGCTAAGCGTCAGATGGTCGAAGCCGATGAAAAATCTCGCGCAACTCGACAGAAAAAGAAAGAGTTGGCCGCAGACAAGGCAGCCAAGTCAGTGATATCCAAAGCTTACTATCAGGCTGGTCGTCGCGAGGATAGACAGAATCGGTATATGAAAAAGAATATAGACAGAAGTTATCGTCATTTCTCTAGAGCTTGCAACAGTATCCCAGACTACATGCGCCGTAATCTATCTGAGATGCCCAATAACAAGGGATATTTCTGGAAAAGTGTGGCCTGTTATGGAGACCTTCCTGCTGAACCAGGCAGACCTACTGTGCTTTTTGATAGAAAACGTGGTGGAATTATGGTTATCCACGAGTGGACCAGTGAAGAATGTAAGATCTACGAAAAGAAAGGGAAAGAACGTAAAGTATTAGTTTCCTGTACCAAACGTCAACCAAAAAATCCCCCGCCTATTTGTATGGAAATGTTGAAGAGAGAAGAAGAAGAGGCCAAGAGACTTTCTAACAGATCCCATAGAAGATCTTCTGGTGGGAAATCTGGTATGCGGAGACAAAGAGATAATAGACGACGAGGGGAGACTAAAGGACGAGATAGTAGACGACGAGATAATAATAGACGAGGAGGAGAGACTAAAGGACGAGATAATAGACGAGGAGGAGAGACTAAAGGACGATCAAAATCACGATGGAGACCAGAAGGAAAGAGACGATAAATATATATTACTACTTAGTAATATATGTACATTATTTAATCATTGCATTGACGCTCTTCTTCTTAACTGATCCCAGTCCAAAGCATTTACTGCATTGCACGTAGTCACCTTTAGGTATATTCTCGCAAAAAATACATGAGAATACTCCTATTGGATGGAGTTTGTGACACACGAAAGGTGTTTTTCTTAAAACTAACCCTAATCCATTACATATTTTACATCTTTCCATTTATTTAAAGAAAATCTTTTCTTTTAACCTCTTACGAGACGATATGTAACGAACTTACTAACCACTCCTCTGGTCACTCTAATCACGTCCCCCTTATTGTAATTGTAGAAGCGAGCGATGGGGTCGTCGCTCTTCATTACCCCAAATTTTATTCCAAATTTCTGCTTGAATATATCAGCCTCTTTTTTGGGAAGCTTCTCAAATGTTGGTTGAAGACGGTGTTTGGTAATATTGTATTGTAAATCTCTCTCTGCAAATAATTCTAGTTTCATTTCAACAGATTTTGCCACAGCTTTGCGCGTGAATGCAGTAACACTGTCTTTGTATACAATAATGGAATGGAATATATTTAAGTCATTCATAGTTGAAATATACACTTGCGCGTTCTTAACATTGAATTTGGGGACTTCAGTGAAAAAGACAATCATCTGTTTTCCATCTGGTTTGGTCGCCACTATACGCTCAGGGTCATCCTTCTCTGTTATCTCATAATTTCTCTGCTGGAGCATCTCCAGGCATGTTTTGTAAGCCACTTCCATTTTTTCGTTAATTCTCTGTATTTTCTGACTTTTTTTCATTTCTAAAATATATGTTGATTATAATATAAATGATACAAACACGAAGCGGGTGCACAATGGCTCCTGTACAAAGCAAGAAGAAGAGGAAGTCTCCAACGAAGAAGTCGCATGCCAAGAAGAAGCATGTCAAGAAGTCGCATGTCAAGAAGTCGCATGCCAAGAAGTCGCATGTCAAGAAGTCGCATGTCAAGAAGAAGC